GGCTCTGAAAAGTTCGTCAAGGTCAATGAGCCTGATGCAAATGGCGACATCCTGAACGATCTAGGCCGTGGCAAGTACGACGTGACGATTACAGTAGGCCCGAGCTATTCGACGCGCCGCCAAGAGGCCACGGAAGTATTCAGCGAGATGGGCCGCGCTAACCCGCAAATATGGGGTGTGGCTGGTGACATCATGGTGCGCAATATGGACGTGCCAGGATCGGAGCAGCTAGCGAAACGTCTTGAAGCCTTACTCCCGCCGCAGATTCAAAAGCAGCTTCAGGAAGGCAAAGACATGCCGCCCGAGGTTCTGCAAGCTATGTCTCAAGTCGAGCAAGCCGGTCAGATCGTGGACGAGAAGGGTAAGATGGTCGAGGCCGCCGCCGCCGAAGCGACCCAGCTTAAGACCGAGGCCGAACAAGCGACGGCTAAGGCGCAGGTCGAGAAGTCGAACGTGCAAATCGCCATGGCGAACCTTAAGACTGAGGAGGCCAACTTTAAGGCCATGCAGGCCCAGTTTGAGGCGCAGGTCGCTGAGCTTAACGGCAAGATTCAGTCCGAAATGATGCAGATACAGCAAGGCCAAGAGAAAGCAGACGGCACCAACGTCGAAAACTCTGCCGCACTGGACAAGATCAACCAAGCCGCCGATGCGATTGCACAGATGGCCGATGCGTTCCTACAGCAAGCCGCGCAAGTGGTTATGGAGGCCAAGCAGGAGGCTCCAATTGTGATCGAGCGCGCACGCGCAACGGGTACGCGGTCCAAGCGTGTCAACGGCGATCTAGTGACGACGGTTCTGTACGACGATGGTACAGAAAAACAAATCAAAGCCTCTCGTATGAATGGCGAGCTGCTTACGTCTGTGCAATAGCGCTTGCATTTATCGTTAAGTTTTTCTATAAGTACTTCTAACGACTTGACGCGTTTCGTCATGGTGAAATCAAGCGACTTGTGGCGTTACCACATGGTGAGGTTTGTATGGCCGATGAGATCGTTGCAACTGCTCCCGAACCCGTGGCGGATGTCACCCCGGTTGCAGAGTCCGCCCCGAAACCGGTAGAGCGGGACAAACAAAACGAACGAATCGGCGAACTGACGTACAGGAATAGGCAAGCAGAGGCCCGGATTTTAGAGCTTGAGTCGAAGCTCGCCGCCCCTGCCAAAGAGCCTGAGCTAGTCAAGCCAACGCTGGAGAAATCTGGCTATGACGAAGACGCGCATAAGGCTGCGATGGATCAGTATTACGAGGCATTGATCGAGCGGAAGGCCGAGGAAAAGGCGATCAAGGTTCTAGAGGACCGAGACGCTAAAGCTAAAGCCAAGAGTCGTGACGACGCTTTTGAGGGCAGGCTAAATAAGCTTACGCCCGAGCAAAGAGAAGTCGCTATTCGTGCTCCAGTTGGGCATAAAGATGTCGCGGAGTTGATTAAAGATAGTGAGGTTGGGCCTGAGATTCTTTTGTACTTACACGAGAATCCAGAGATAGCTAACACCATCGCAGCACTTTCCGAAAATCAACGCGCGAAGGAAATAGGCCGAATTGAGGCGAAGCTTGAGAAGCCTGCCGGTGCTGAACCTAAGCCGAAACCCGTCACCGTCAGCAAGGCACCTCCCCCAGCATCAAAAATAGATGCGTCAACCCCAAGCGCTCCGATTGATGTTTCATCGCCTGAAAGCGACACATTATCGGATGCTGAATGGACAAGGCGGAGGAACAAGCAAGCAATTAGACGAGGATAATTTCAATGGCTAATAATCTTTTAACCAATCTCATCATCACGCGCGAGGCTGCCCGCGTTCTTCACCAAGAAGGCACCTTTTTAGGTGGCGTGAATCGTGAGTACCGCGACGAGTTCGCGAAATCCGGCGCCAAGGCTGGCGATACAATCAATATGCGCTTGCCTAGCAAGTACACCGTTCGCACTAACGCGACGTTTGCCGGTCAAGATCACTTCGAGCGCTCCACCCCGCTGGCTGTTCTGAGTCAATACGGCGTTGACGTTTCATTTACGACCAAAGATCGCACGCTGTCTCTGGATGACTACAGCGCTCGCGTGCTTCGTCCTGCGATGAAGCAATTGGCCGCAAAGATCGAGTATGACGCGCTGACCGCTGCTTACAAAGTGGTTAACAACGGGGTCAATGGCACTACTAACGCGGTGATGACTTATCGCTATTTCCAAAAGCTGGGCCAACGCTTGACCGATGAGCTTTCCCCAAATGGCGACCGTACGGCCATCCTGAATCCGGCCACGATGGTCGAATTCTTGGATGCAACCAAGGGCCTGTTTGCCGCTCAATCTAACCTTAATACGCAGTTCCGTGAGGGCATGATGGGCCGTACTGGCGGATTGGAGGTGGGCGAAAACACACTTTTACCGCCTCATACAACCGGCACAATGGCGGGTTCGCCGCTGTCATTCGGCGCAACGCTTGGGCTGTCTACTACGGCGAATTCATGGGTCTCCACAACCGCGTTGTCAGTAACCGGTGCAACCGCAACCGGTACGCTGAAGGCTGGCGACATCATCACCCTGTCCGGCGTTTATGCGATTCACGGCGAGTCCAAAGCCAACACGGGCCGCTTGCAGCAGTTTGTGGTTCAAGCAGACGTGACCATGACCACGGCAACCAGCACCTACACCGTGACCGTTAAACCGGCGCTGATTTACGGCTCTGGCAACGCATTCCAGAATACGGCGCTCTCTGGTGTGTCTGATACCTCTGGCTTGACCATCACCCGCTTGGGCGCATCGGCAACGGCGTTTGCGCAAGACCTGGCATTCCACAAGGACGCCTTCGCCTTCGCATCGGTCGATTTGGAAGATATGAGCCCTTACGGCGCGGCATGCTCGCGCGCTGTGTCGGACAATATCTCCATTCGATTCATTCAACAGTATGACTCTTCTGCGGATGCTGTTCGTGGTCGATTCGACGTGTTGTGGGGCTTCGCTCCGCTGTTGCCTGAGTTGGCTGTTCGTCACTTAACTACGCAATCGCTCTTGAATGCGTAAACACTTGGGGCGGGACTGACACCGCCCCTTCTTTTAGGTACTTATGACATTCAAAAAGAAAGACTCGAAACCGGCTCACGTCTACATTTGCACTCCCGCCTATAACGGGCAAGTAGACAGTGACTATGCGCAATCGCTCGCTGAAACAGCGTTTTGCTGCCCAATGTATAACGTGCAGATCACTGCCGGTATTATTGGGAATGTTGGGTTTATCGAGCTTGCACGAAATATGTTCGTGAAAAAGTTCCTAGAAGAGCATCCAGACTGTACGCATTTGTTTTTCATTGACGGCGATCTTAAATTTGAATCGCGCGCCTTCATTGGGCTGGTTAAATCTGGCTTGCCAATCTGTGCCGGTCTGTATCGCCGCCGACAAGAGAAAGAAGACTATCCCGCGAAGTATGCCGAGAATCCAGACGGCGGCGGTTTGTGGTTCGTGAATGACTGGCTACAGTGCGAACGTGTTCCTACAGGCTTCCTGTGCATCTCTCGCCCCGTGCTTGAAGATATGGCGGCCGAAGCCCCCTGTATGGAGGTTGCCGACCAGCAGGGCGGCGTTCCTTGGTTATTTGACCTAAAGAAAGAGGACGTAAAAGAGGGTGAAAAGCCCGTTGCTCTTACCTATGGAGAGGCCCAGAAGCTTGTCGCCGATGGCAAAGACCCGTCAGGCTGTTTCCGGCTCATTGGCGAGGATTACACGTTTTGCGATAAATACTTCGCCAAGTATGGCAAGCCGATTCCTGTTTGGTCTAACTTTGAATTTGTTCACCACGGATTCAAGGGTAATTTTTGGCAGTACCTCAACAAGATGAAGGACGCCGGGGAATTGGTGAAGACAACGGACGGCAACACCCGCGAAGATGGCAACACGAGCGCCGCCGCATGAGCGCCGTACTTAAAGAACAGATGCTAGATGTTGATGGGACTGCGATTGATCTTGCGAACTATACCGAACTGCTTTTAGGTTGCGGCAATCGCTCTACAAAGCAGATCAAGTTCCAATACATCCCGCCCGATTTCCAGAACCTGACACGGTTAGACATCGACCCCGACTGCAAGCCCGATGTGGTACACGACCTTAATGTTTTACCGCTCCCCTTTGCCGACAATTCCTTCAATGAGATTCACGCCGGAGACATTTTAGAGCACACCGGCCAACAAGGGGATTGGCGCTTCTTCTTTGCCCAGTTCTCCGAATTCTGGCGCATCCTGAAACCGGGCGGCTACATGATCGGCTCATGCCCTAAGTGGGACTCTCCGTGGGCCTGGGGCGATCCTGGCCACTCTCGCATCATCTCCCCGCATTCGCTAATTTTCTTGGACCAAAGCGCCTATGCTCAGGTCGGTACTACACCGATGACGGACTATCGTCACGCCTACAAAGCCAATTTCAGGACGATGGTGACGACCGAAGACGTTCCAGGCCAAAGCATGAGCGAGGATAAATGGGGATTCGTACTCGCGGCGGTTAAATGAGCCTTGAGGACATGCAGCGAGCGTTGACTTGAGTACACAAACCATGTTTGAGGTCTATAATTCGCCACGATGGCGAGACAGACGAGTCAGTCTAGCCAGCCGCAAAACGCTAGATGAAACTTCCCCTTGCGCCGGGTGTACTTACTAATGGCCACCGTCTCCCAATACATTCAAGCCTCGCTTCGTCTCGCTCAAATCCTTGGCGAGAATGATCCCGTGAGCGCAGAGCAAGGCGCGTCGGGGCTCACTGTACTTAACGACATGCTGGGATTCTTTCGCGGTAAAGGCGTCGAGATTGGCATCCCTCCGCAAAGCTCGACCACGGCAACGTTGCTTGTCCCTGAAGAAGACCGCTTAGAACTGAAGTACGTTTTTGCTGCTTTCCTGTGCATGGATTACGGGCGCTCGCCTCCTGCTCATGTTGCGGCGATTGCCGAAGGTGGCATGCAGAAGTTTTTACGCCGTGCAGTCATTGCCGACCAACTGACTAACAATGCCAGTATGCCCTTGGGTGCCGCAGGTGGTGGCGTTTACAACATCTTAACCGGCGCATGAAGATCAATCTTCCGATTTCGAGCTATCAGCACTTCTCACCGGTAGTGGGGGCGGAGCGGGCGATTAACGCATTCGCTGAACAGTCGCCAAAAGACGGTAAAGGGCCGTTTGCTGTAACGCGCACCCCCGGAATTGTAACGGGTGTCACTCCTGGCACTGGTCCTGGACGTGGCATCTATCGCTGGCAAGGGCAGCTTTACTGCGTATCGGGCACAAAGCTTTATCACATAAGCGCGTTATTGGTTGCTACATTAATCGGTGATGTTTTAGGGGTTGGGCGTGTTTCATGGGCCGAGACCCCAACGCAGCTAGTCATTTGTGACGTGGCCGCAAGCTACACCTATGACGGTACAACCCTTGCACAGATCACCGATGCAGACTTTGCTAACGGTGCTCAATGTTGCTCGATTGACGGCTATGTATTATTTCGTGAAGCCGGGGCCGGTCGATTCTTTGGCTCCGACCTTAATGACGCATCAAGCTACGACGCTCTCTTTTTTGCAACGGCCGAGGGTCTATCTGACAACATCGTCGGAATTATTGCGGACCATCGCCAAGCTGTTTTGGCCGGTGAAGACTCGCTTGAGCTTTGGTACAACGCGGGTATCTCAGGATTCCCTTTCATTCGTGACGCCAACGGCTTTATCGAGATCGGTTGCGCAGCCGGTGGAACACTGGCCAAGGTAGACAACACGGTCTTTTTCCTTGCGTCTGACCTCACCGTAAGGCGACTAGACGGCAATACGCCTATGCGAATCTCAACTCATGGGGTAGAGCAAGCAATTAGCACTTACACCACGTCCGATGCGTTTGGCTATGGCTATACGCAGGGCGGCCACCTGTTTTACATCCTGACCTTCCCAACCAGTGATGCGACATGGGTCTATGACGCAACGACCCAGCTATGGCATGAGCGGCAGTCGTACGGGCTAGGCCGGTGGCGTCCGGTGGCGATGGCGCAAGCGCACTCTCGCTGGTACGTGCAGGACTACGAGACCGGGAAAGTGGGGTACTTAGGCCAAGAGACCTACACCGATTGGGACGAAACCCAGCGCATGGAACTGACGTTCCAAGACGTTTACAACGACGGAA